CTACAACTAGAACACAAAGAACCTAAACACGTTCCTGTGAGCAATGACGAAGCGCAAAAGCATCTCCAATCATTGATGGAACGTTTAAAAATCAATGGTCGTACACCTGCACCAGTACAAAAGCTTAAGGCTAAGGAAAAAGAGCCAGAACTCAAACAAGAGCTAGGTCCAGATCCTTTTGACAATCCGCACGAATACGCAGAGATGTGCCGCCGTGAAGGTATGCCAATTCCTAGAAATATTCTTAAGTTAATTGAAGGGGCGAATGTATGAACAAATTCGAGATTTTAGCGTGGGGGTTACTCATTTCATTTTATACAGCCGCTATTTGTGGGGCGGTGGTTTTGTGGTGGTTAGCAAGAAAGGAGACGTTTGAAGAATGAGTTCAATGAGCCTTGCAGATTACCGCGTAACATGTCCGAAAGCTCAAAAAGTTAAAAAGGGGCGTAACAAGTTTAATGCTTCGAAAATTAAATTGGATGGAATGACTTTTGACAGTACTAAAGAATACAAACGGTATATCGAGCTAAAGGCTCTACAACAACGAGGTGAAATTACAGAATTGCAGCATTACACAAAATTTGAATTGGCGCCCAAGACAAAATTAGAAGGGGAGAAACGAGCTAAACCAACACTTAGATATTTTGCCGATTTCACTTATTTCACGACAGCAGGTGAATACGTTGTTGAAGATGTGAAGTCTATAGCTACACGCAAGCTACCGACTTACCGAAATAAAAAACACCTGATGAAAACAGTTCACAATATTGATGTGAGGGAAGTTTAAACATGAATGCAAAAGTTAATAACAAGACAATGGATTGGTCTAAACGTTCTGCTCATCAATGGTTGGAACAATATGGTCTATGGGTAAGATCAACAAAATTTAAAGTTTCTGCTAATCCTTTAGCATGTCTAATTGACCAAAATGACACAACTAGAATTAGATCAAGTAAGGTCTCTATGCCATGCGAAATTGAAGATTATGAGGCAGTTGAAGTAAGCAAACTCTTGGCTAAAATGCATAACGATAATAGGGAGTTTTTACAAGAAAGGGCTTGGTTATTGATTTTAAAGTATGAAAATGATTGGTCATGCCGCACTATTGCCAATACTCATGGGGTTGGGAAAGATACAGTCCGCAAAGAAATTGATAAAGGGCTGGCTTATTTGGATGGAAAGATCGAAGCCTTGGCTGAATTTGAGATTAATTAAATACCACTTTTAAATATGCACCCGTCAAGTAGGGTGCTTGTATTCGCGTTCAATGCTTGTTTGAACATTAGTAGGAAGTAATTTAAATTTAAAAACATAGTCTAAACAATAATTTAAAGGATAAAATTATTAAATTATATTTATTCAGGTTTAAGATTGTCTATAGTTTTTATTAATTTAAATTTTCCATTTTCAAGTATATAAAATCTTTGAGTAATACTTTCAACTTCATAATCGTCGTTCATTATTTCTTCTTGAGTTACAAGTAATCTGCTATGTACTTTTGTTTCAAGCAGATCTTCTTGCCTTTCCTCGCCACCAAATCCATCTTTTAGCAACTTTCCAGTTCTCTTGTTTACAAAAGAATAACTTCGACAATTAGCTCCACAGCCCCACATTGTTGATACATACTCACCAGCAAAATCAGGTTTTCTTTTGAGAGCTTCAGATAGTCTAGTTCGAAACAATTTCGCATCAGGATCAGATAAATCTAAACTTGCAGATTTACCAGTATATATTGATCGAACAGGATAATCTGAGTATTGTGGAATTGAGTTTTTAGCACTAGCAATTGTGCAAGAAGCTATTGAGAATATTAAAGCTATTAAAAATTTTGTCATTGAGAATTCATTATTTAATTAAAGTTATTCAATTTAGTTTAAATAATATTTTACTGGGTGTCTATGATTGAGGATTTGGTACTACTTGACTGTCTACCACACTTGGTTTAAATTTGTGATATGGTGGGACGAAGTTATAAGTGTTGAACCGAAATTGTTTTTTAAGCTCATTTGATAGATGGGCTTTTGTTTTATGTATGTTATAAAAATAACTCCAAGCTTATGGGGTTTAAAAATGGGAATACTATATTTAGAAAGCAAATTAAATAAAATATATGATTTGATCGTCAATGCGGATCATTACGATAAATTTGAAGAGGATCATCCTAGGATAAAAGCGATTTTTCTGTCCGAGGCTGATAAACTCTTCGAAGTTCCTTATCAGATGTCGGGACATAATTTAAGATATAAGTATTATTTTAAAGGCAATCTCTTCGCTGATATAGATTTAAAAGATTCTCCTAATTTCAATGAAAGAGATGATTTTATTAATTGGTTCCAAGATCAACTTTCTATTTGTTTTAATAATTTGAAAAAAATCACCTAAGCTTTAAAATTATTTTCAAATATAGATACTTATGTATTTTGAAAAATATTTCTACTAGCAGATTCATCTAAACTGAAAGCTTTTATTTTTTGTGGCCCATTTCTCTTTAGAAGTGGGCTTTTTAGTGTCAATTATTTTAGCCGATAGATTACGGCGCAACAGGGCCCGCTAAATATTGATTGTTGGCGGGGCTTTTTATTTCATTGTTAAGTAAAAATAAACTGTCCTGTAAATTATTAAAAAGTAATAAAAATTTGTTTACTGCTGTAAATATAACTGTTATACAAGATGATTATTAAGGGGATTCAAATGACAATTATTACATTACGAGATGTTGAGACAAATGAGAGGATTATTGTAAGGTCCGTAATCGATCCAGTAGCAAGAAAAGATAAAAAGGGAAACATACAAATTATTCAACTTCATAAGTGGTTATATGATGAATCTGATGATTTTGTTGATGAAGAGTTCTATGGTGCGCTCAACAGTGGAAAAGTTGGAATGTATGTCAGTTTGCAGTATGTGATTATGAAAATTGAAAACTAAGTAGCTTTTTTATTTTTTAGTTAGTCTTTGATCGTAACTCTGCTAATAGCCTGTCCACTATGTCACATAAGAACCTACTCGATATCAATTTTCAGTGGGTTTTTTCATGATCAGAATAATTTTCTAAAACTAAAAATATTTTATCTGACTAATAAGAAGTCAAAACTATCATCACTCGAAATGTATAAGTATTAAATAGTTATGTTTTAAATGTTTGAATTATTCAATTTTTTATTAAATTCATATTGATAGTGTATGAAAATTATGCAATTATGCACCGATAAATATGTTCATACATATTTTATATTTCAGGTTTAAGTGTATTTTTCGCTAAGCTCATTTCTTTTAGAGAAGAACAAATGGGCTTTTTCTTATTTAAGAAAAGCTTAAATTTTGAGACAGAAACTAAATGATGATGTACACAATTAGATACGTTCATCGTAATAATATTAATTATGTCGCTTCAAATATTGATAGACATTTAATTATTCTAAAATCGATTGACTCAGAATTTAGGATGGGTCATCAAATTTCTTATGATGGTAAAAAAATATTTAACTTTACTTTGAATGAAAAAACTGATGCAGTAATTGAATTTGAGGGGAATGAAAAAAAAGTATATGAATATCTTCTTTCAATTTAATAAACTGCTTCCGCTATGGTAAGTATTTCTATAAAATTTAAAGGTTGCCTTAAACAACAATTAGCCTTATTGATCAGCGCAAAAATGAGATAAGGGAAAGCTTACTGATTCAGTAGGCTTTTTTTTATTTATTAATGAGTTAAAAAATAGAAAAAATAATTGATTAATCTTTGAAATTTAAATTACATTCAAGTACAACTATTTACAATGTGTTGCATTTGTTTGCGTATTGAAACAGAAAATAAAGCATACTTTACATGAGAGCAGTCCTCTTACCACTTCACAAATAAGGATTAGCTTAATGCCACAATATTTAGAGATTGCTGAAAGTGTGTATAGGAAAGTTAAAGAAAATGAGCTCTTTTCAGATAATTCTATTGAAAATCTTAATAATCTGATGACTTTTATTCGTAAAGAAATAGCAGATAGTGTATTTAAACTTAAGTATAACTTTATTGATTTTGAAGAAGCTTTTACAAAGCCTTTAAGTGAATGTAAGGTTAAAATTGATGTAAGTCTAATTCCTCATTTTTTACAGGAAGATGAATACGTTTTATGGTTAGCTGGATTTATTGAAAAAATTACAGAAGGGGGTCCTAAACCTCCTCCGTCAATTAAGAAATTTATTCCAGAGTTTATGAGCTTAAAATCTGAATTGGATTTTGTAGTTATCCCAAATGAAAAAGTTGAAAATAACGGAGAAGAAATTACGGATTACTTTAATTCAAAGCTCTATAAGTCAACTTTTAAGAAGTAATATTTCATTTTCTGTGAGTTTAGCCACCGCCTTAGGGCGGTTTTTTTATGGGTGAAATATGGATGATAAAGAATACTTTTGGCTTACAAGAAAAAAAGAGCCCAAAACTAAACTCAAAAGTAGACCTTTGCCTAAGGCTAAAGAAAAATTTCTTGAAGCGGAAGAAACGTTATTTCAAGAACTTGAAGAGCATCGAATTGGTTATCGACGAAAATTTCAATTTGAATCAACTAAAAATTGGCGGTTCGATTTTTATATTGTGAAGTTGAACCTTCTTATTGAAATTGCTGGCAGTCCTTGGTCTGTAGGGAGAGGCGGAAGAAAGATCGCAAATTCATTTTGTAAGTATGATCTAGCTCTATATCGGGACTATGTATTTGAGCGTCTTGAACCTCATCAAATTGAATCGGGTTATGCAATTAACTGGATTCTAAGTCTGTTAGAGAGATTGGAAGATGAAACTAAGAATATATAAAAAACTCTGTAGACAGGCCGTTGTAGTTTTGGTTCATGGCTTTGGGTTTTCACAAGATCAATTTAAGAATGATTCTAGAGGTGTTCCTCATGTGGTTATTGAAGGGTGTTATGAGGAAATTGAACAATCAGCTTTAGATGAATTGTTGGAAATGATGGTGTGTCAAGATTTGGATATTGATGTGGACAGTTTAAAAACTAATGCCCGACTTATTAAAGAGGCTATTAGATTTATGTATGTACCACCTTACCTGCAAAAATTTTTCCGTGTTTAAAGGTCATATGAAAAAATGGAACAGATCCGACCATTTCCTCCAACTGATTTTATTGACCAAGCAGATGAAGAGGAAGCGATTCGTATTGTACCTGCGCCCGATTTACAAAACTGGGTGATTGCTAATTTTCTAACGCTTGGCGGTCCTCTACATAATCCAGATCATGACCATATTGCTGAGCTCATTCATGACAATGAGAAGTTCTTAGCTTTTGCATGGGCATCAACTGCTTATACAAGAGCTAAGCGTATGGTGCTAGGCCAATGTGAAAAAGTTATGTTTCAACAAGGCGGCTGGAAGAAAGCCCGCCAAGAGCAGCAGATGCGAGATTGGTTCGGGTTTGTTCCGATTTACTTAATCACAATCGATGCCAGCTTTTGTGAAAAGGCAAACGATAGGGAGTTCTGTGCTTTGCTTGAACATGAGCTTTATCACATCGGTGTAGAGCGAGACTCGGACGGTGAGATTATTTACAGTGATCATACTGGCCTGCCTAAACATTATTTAGCAGGGCACGATGTGGAAGAGTTTATCGGTGTTGTTAAGCGCTGGGGTGTAAATGAAAACGTTAAGCGATTAATTGAAGTCGCCAAGAACCCGCCGTTTGTTTCTGATTTAGATATTTCTAAATGCTGTGGAAACTGCGTAATTACTTGAGCCTTGAGGCTCTTTTTTTTGGCTATTTAGGTTGACGTAGGTTGACAGGATTGAGGATATGGCGGCTCTAAAAAAAGAGGTAAAACTCTTTATAGTTCGCTCACTTGCCGTATTTAATACACCCACAGAAACTGCTGAGCTCGTCAACCAAGAATACGGGATAAAAGTTACTAAACAGCAGTGTGAGAAATACGACCCAACCAAACGGGCAGGTGAGAACCTAAGCGAAGAGTTAAGAATAGATTTTGAAAAGACTCGCGAAATGTTTTTGGGTAAGCCTGAGGCAATCCCAATTGCAAACTTAGCGGTGCGTTTACAGCGATATGAAAGCCAATATCAAAAGCACAGTAGAAACCGTGTAGCAGCTCTAAGCATTCTTAAACAAGCTGCTGAGGACATGGGTGGCAAGTACACGAATAAGACTGAAATTACAGGCGCTGGCGGTGGTCCATTACAAAGCGAAAATATTACCTATGTGACTGCTACCGATGAGCAGGTAAGGCAGGCGATAGATGAACTCGAGAACGAATATTGATCCTGTTAAAACCAAAGCTAAGCGGATTAAGTGTGAGAAAGAACATTTATTTTTCACACGTGCTTTTTTCTTGCCACGTATGGGTTTTAAGTTTTCGGTAAATTGGCATCATGAATATATTGCCGACAAGATTGACGAGGTAATTGCTGGCAAAGTTAAAAACCTAGTGATTAACGTTCCACCCGGAAGCGGTAAAACTGAATTACTTACAAACCTTATTGCCCGTGGCATAGCGCGTAATGCTCGATCACGCTTTTTGTATTTGTCTTTCTCACAATCACTTGTAGAGGATGTATCAGCAACAGCTAGAAATATTGTTAAGTCCGAAGACTTTCAGAATTTATGGCCTGTAAAGATTTCTACTAGTACGGATGCTAAATCGAGTTGGAAAACTACGGTCGATGGTTATGACGCTGGTCATGTTTATTCTGCATCCATGGGTGGGCAGGTCACTGGTCGCCGTGCTGGTACATTAGCCAATGAAGGTTTTACCGGTGCAATCATTCTTGATGACCCATTAAAGCCTGAGGATGCATTTAGCCAAACAGCAAGACGCAAAGCTAACCGTAAGATCTTAAATACAGTTAACTCGCGTAAAGCTAAATCTGACACGCCAATTATTCTGATCATGCAACGTTTGCACGTTGAAGATCCGACTAACTTTGTGATGACTGGTAATGTGCCTGGTGAATGGGAACAGATCAGTATTCCCGCGCTTATCGATGATGAGTACATCAGTAAGTTGCCTGAAAAAATACAGAGTAAAATTCCACGTGATGTTGAGCGAGATGCGAAAGGCCGTCAAAGCTATTGGCCATTAAAAGAATCATTGCAATCGCTATTGCAACTGGAACAAGGCGGACAGGATAAAGACGGCGCAACGGTATCGCGTTACACGTTTGCAAGCCAATACATGCAAAACCCTAAAAAGCTGGGTGGTGATCTTGTTAAGGCTGAATGGTTTCAACGTTACCTTGAATTGCCTGTACTTAAGTGGCGTGCGATTTGGGCAGATACGGCGCAAAAGACTAAAGAGCATAACGACTTCTCAGTGTTTTTATGTGCTGGTCTTGGATATGACAATAATCTTTACATCATTGACGTGAAGCGCGGGAAATGGGAAGCACCAGAGCTTTTAAAAGAGGCTAAAGCTTTTATTAATAAGCATAAGGATGGCAATACTAAGATCGGCAAACTTCGCTATATGGCCGTAGAAGATAAGGCGAGTGGTACCGGATTGATCCAATCCATATCTAAGCAGACAACTTTACCAATACGAGCTATTCAGCGAAGTACAGACAAACTTACACGAACTATGGATGTGGTGTTCTACGTTGAAGAGCGCCGTATCTGGTTGCCATCAGAAGCACCATGGCTCTTGAACTACATTGAAGAAATTGAAGGGCTCACGGCCGATTGGACACATGACCATGATGACCAGTGGGACCCAACCATTGATGCAATTAACGATTCATTAGCAAGCAAGCCAACTGTATTTGATTAGAGGAAATTATGGCTGAAACTAAAAAGCCCGATGCAATTGGCGATGCAGGGGCGTATACAAACTTTGTCTCAAATATTGGTACCGAACGCGACAAAGCTTCTCACGGTTCTTTCGTTAAGAAAGTAATTCCTGATGAGCAATTAGAAGCTGTGTACCAACACTGGTTAGCAAAACGCATCGTAAACCGCCCAGCAAGTGACATGCTCCGAGCTGGTTGGTTCTATGAAGGTATTCAAGACCACGATTTATTGAAGCTTAAAGAGGCGTGTAAGTCATTTAACTTAGATGGGGTGCTCTTATCTAGTTTGGTCCTTTCTCGCTTATATGGCGTTTGCTATGTACTACTAGGAACTGTAGACGGCGGTGACTTAGATCAACCGTTTGATTTAAACAAGTTAGGCATTGGTCGTTTAGAGTTTTTCACGGTGCTGAAGAAAAAGCAGATTGAAGCCGATCCTTCAAAATACTTGCCACCAAGTGAAGCAGACGGTCTTTTAAAGCAACCTGAATTTTACAAGCTAAAACTTGATGGAAAGTCTAACCAACGGATCCACCACACACGCTTAATTAAATTTGCCCATGCTGATGTAGTCAATGAAGAGCCTCAAAGTATTTTGCAGGAAGTCTATGAGGATCTGCTAGATCATGCAGCTGTGAAGAAGGCCACTGCTAGCCTAGTCCATGAATCTAAAATTGATGTGATTAGAACCCCGCATTTGGTTGATAAGATCAAAGAGGATCTAAAAGGTGTAGCAGAACGTTTTCTTAGTGTCGGGTTGCTTAAAGGTCTAAACGGCATGATCGTTTTAGATAAAGAGGAGGAGTACGACTCTAAATCTTATAGCTTTGGTGGTTTACCTGACCTTATGCGTGAATATTCGATACAAACTTCTGGAGCGGCCGAAATGCCATATACGGTGTTATTCGGTCAATCACCTGCGGGTATGAACGCAACAGGCGAGCATGACACAAGGAACTATTACGACAGTATTGCAACTAAGCAAGTCTGGTCATTAAAACCTTTCATGTTAAAGCTTCTAAGAGTAATTGTTCAAACTACGTTTAGTCGTCAGATTCCAAGCTTAAACGTTGTATTTAACCCGTTATGGCAATTAGACGCTAAGGTCCGTTCTGAGGTCGAAAAAGCTAACGCAGAACGGGATTCCAAGTATTTAGAAATGGGCATCATCACAGAGCCACAAATAGCAAAACAGCTTGTTATTGACGGTGTTTATTCAGTGATTGATGAAGAACATATCAAAGAGCTTGAGACAATGGTGAAGCTTAATGACAACGATAATTCAGATCCTGAAACCCCACCTCCAGCAGGCGAAGAAACGTAAGAAAGGTCGTAAAGCTTCCAAGCCTAGAGCCGTGCACGTAAATCGCCGTGTTGAGCTTTATTACACACGGCAATTACTAGCTATTTCAAAGTACTGTCAGGACCAAACAAAGGATTTAGTTATTCCTACAGTTGGCCAGAATATCGGTGATGCATGGTTCTCGGACATTATGACGGCCTTTAGGGAAAAGCTCACAAAGTATGTTGTTGAGATTTCTAGGCCGTTAGCCACAAAAGTAGTAACTGACACCCAAAAGGAAGTGGACAAGCAAATTGCAGAGCACACCAAAACAATTATTGGTGTGGATTTAACGCCGTTCTATCGAGCTGCTGATATTCAAGACGAGGTAGATCTAAACATCACAGCAAATGTCAGTTTGATTAAGTCTATTCCGCAGCAATACGCCGATAAGCTTGAAGTATTAATTACCAACGCTTTGCAGACTGGCCAAACAAATGAAGAGTTGGCCAAAGCAATTAAGCAATTGGGTTTATCAACTGATTACCGTGCACGTCTTATTGCAAGTGACCAGATGGGCAAGATCAATGGACAGATCAACCAAGCCAGACAACTTTCAATGGGTGTTGAGACATACACATGGCAAACGGCTAAAGATGAGCGTGTGCGGCCAGATCACCAACATAAGCAGGGAAAGACATTCAGATGGGATTCACCGCCAGATGGAGGACATCCGGGTCAGCCTATCCGTTGTCGTTGTACTTCTTTGCCTAACTATGAGGATATTTTAATTGATTAAAAAATAATTCTTGATAAATTAATTAATTAAATGTTTTTTAGTAAAGGTTTTTTAATATGTATACTGTGGATCAATTACGTGCAATAGCTGGTAGTGGAGGCGGTTTTGAATTAGACGCCTATGGTTATACCGTAGATCAATTAAGGGCAATAGCAGGTAGTGCTTCTTCAAGTGGAGCAAGAATAACCATAAATCTCTCCAGAAAAAAATTTACAGTTGACCAACTGAGAGCGATCGCATCTAGCGGTAGTGGATGTGTATTTTTTAAAAATCTGATTTAAAGTTATTAGATAAACCCACCATCTGGTGGGTTTTTTATTATCAGAAATTTAAGGAGCCAGAAGGCTCTTTTTTTATTGAGCGCAATTTATGAAAACCATTTACCAACTCAAAATTGGTGACTTTGCTCCGAGTGAATCCACACGTTCATATACACCTGAAGGTTATTTGAAATGCGTAAATGTTCGCTTGGGTAAAGCACCTCAAGTACGTCAGTACTATGCATATGAGTTTCCAAACTTAGAAGGCTTTTCAGCAGATCAGACTATTAACGTCTATACATCCGCAGAAGAACTATTTAAGCCAGCAGCGATTAAAAGTTGGGATGGTGCAGATGCTACTGATTATCACCCACCCAAGAATGAAATTAATGCAGCCAACTGGAAGGACTATCACATTGGCTATTGTGAGAATGTCCGCCAAGAAGGCGAATATCTATTGGGCAATTTGCTCATTAAAGATAAGGACAGCATTGATTTAATCCAGAACAACGAGCGATTAGAAATGTCGCTGGGTTATGGAGCCACATTAGTTTTAGAGCAGGGCACGGCGCCAGATGGCACGGTGTACCAAGCAAAATTTATCAATTTTATTGGCAATCACGTAGCACTCGTTAAATACGGTCGCTGTGGTGGTGATTGCCGTATCGGTGACCAAAAGCAAACTCCACCAGAGGGGAAAACAATGGAAGTAATTGTAAACGGTATGCGTTTTGACATTGGCGATAACAAGCCTTTGGCTGATGCATTAAAGATCCAGCAAGAGCAAATCGATAACTTAAAAGCTGCAAAGCTTAAAGTCGGTGATAAGCAATTTTCTATCGGTGATGAACTAAACGCCGTTCAAGCAGTCGTAGATCAATTGCATACCGATAAAACAACTCTTGAGCAGAAAGTCGGTGATCTGGAAAAGAACCAGATGACGCCAGAAAAGCTTGAACAAGCTGCTACCGAACGTGCTGCTGTGATTGCCGATGCTAAAGCATTGGTACCAACAGTTAAAACTGAGGGCTGCACATGTGAGCAAATCAAGCGCGATGTGATTGCGGCTAAAGCGGGTGATGCTTTAGTGACTGCTTTATTGGGTAGCGTGTCGGTAGGCGATGCCAAACCTGATCAGATCGACACAACTTTCCGTGCTTTGTCTGCTGTGAAGGGTACACACCCATCTAATCCTGTAGGTGACGCACTGCATAAGCAACAAAACATTCAAGCAGGTGATGGCAAACCTGAGGATGGGGAACCTAAACCTAACAACAAAAAAGAAGCTTGGAAAAAAAGCTTCTAAGAAACTGGAGAGATGACAATGTCTTTAACCCCTCAAGCAATTCCGGGTGTGCGTGCACGTCTGCACATGCCTGAAGAAATTCTATCTTTACCAGTTGCTGGTACAGGCGTAGTAAGTGATGGTGAAGTGGTCGTGCAGTCTACCGATGGAAAAACAGTTAGTGCGGTAACTGGAGCAACCAATACAAAGTTTGGTGTAGTCGTTTTTCAGCACGTAGGTAAGACAGGGAAAAATGCATTAGGTAAAGAAGCCTATCAAGCGAAAGACTGTGCACCTATCATGCAGATTGGTTCAATTTGGGTAAAGCCTACTGCACCTGTGATTGATATCAACGCGAAGGTTTATGTGCGTACCGCGAACCCTACAGCGCAAGCGCCGCTTGGATCACTTTCTTCTGCAGCATTAGATTCAACAGAACTACCTAATGCCTCATGGGAAACCATCTCTGGTCCAGATGGATTAGCAATTCTTCGTTTACGTGGAGCATAATCAATGTCAAAACAATTAGAACAAATGAAAATCCGCCTATCAGCAGTTGCACATGGGGTGCAAATCGCTGTAGGGGATGCATTTAATTTAGATAACTTTGCCAAGTTATTATTAAAGATTGAATCAATTGATGAAATGACACCGCAACTTGCTGAAGCTCAAGCATATGCCAAGTATTTACCAATTGAAGGTTTGGAAGGTGCTGTCATTGGTTCAGCAAGTGTCTTGCAGCGTAAGAAAGGTGTAGGACGTGGTAAGCGATTCTCAGGTCAAGGTAATGATGTGCCATTAGCAGAAGTGATGTATGACGAAGTGAAACTCACCGTACAGCCGGGTGTAATTGGCTATGAAATCAGTATTTTTGAAGCTGCAGCAGCCCTAAAAGCAGGAATTCAATTAACGACTGATAAAGTTGAAGCGGCTCGTCTGGCTTATGAAAACCATATGAGTGACGTTGCATGGTTTGGTGAGCCTGAATCGGGTTTACTTGGTTTCTATAATCAGACTGGTGTAGAGGTTATTTCCTCTACGGTTGATTATGCAACAGCTACAGTTGAAGCCGTTCTTGCCGATATCAATAAGGCAATTAAAGGCGCGTCAAATGCCTCTAAGTTTGATAGTAGTATTCAGCCCGATACTTTCGTAATGCCTGAGAATAAGTTCACCAGTCTCGCTAGCCGTATCGTTCCAGATTCAGCTGGTAAGACATTTCTTGAATACATTAAGGAAAAGAATACCTTTGCAATGCAAGGTAAAACACTGACATTCACTTCTGAAAGTATGCTTGAAGGTAAAGGTGAAGGTGGTACTGACCGCAGCATTATTTATCGTCGTGATCCGAGCTGTATTACTTTCCGTTGTAATGAACTGGAATTCTTGGCAGCTCAACCTATCAATTATGTGATGCGTACACCGGGACATTATATGTATGAAGGTGTCTATTTAAAACGTGTCGATTCTCTCCGCTACTACGATGTTGAATAAGGAAAACTAAACATGCCAAAAATTACTTATAGCGGCTCTCAGGCCGCTTTTTCTTTTGATGGGATTCAAGTAGGTCAAGGCCAAACTGTGGAAGTTAGTGCTGCGGATCTCACACGTATTTCAAAAGGTAAAGCCTTTAAATCACTCGTTGATAAAGGTGAGCTTGAAGTTCAGGAAATCTCAGATGAAGAACCAAAGGCAGGTGGTAAAACTGGTGGACGTGGTGGCAAAGGAGGCAAGCAAACAGATGCAGCCAACGATGCCGCTAAGGCAGCAGATGAAGCAGCTTTGGCCGCCGTGAAAGCTGAATTAACAGAGCTTGAAGTAACGTTCAGTGATGATGAAACACTTGAGCAGTTACAGGCGAAGTTAGATCAGGCTAAGGAATAAGGTGGACCTATGGACGTACAAACGTTTCGCCAGAAGTTCTCGACTGACTCGAGTTTAATGTCTTTGCCAGATGAGAGAATTCAGGATGCATTAGAAGAAGCTGATCTGGTTGTATCTCAAATTGAGTTTGGGGCATTAAAGGAACGTGCTGTAGGTCTATATGCAGCACACATTCTTAAAGTTGGTACCGTAAGCGGCAATGGTGCTGCTTTTGGTACCGCCTCGAGTATGACAATTGCCGGCCAAAGCGTGAGTTATTCCCGATCATCGAAAGAAGCTTTCTATGATCTCAGCATGTATGGCCAGCGCTATCTTGAGTTAAAAAATTCCATTCCAATCGATGATGAAGGCACAAACCCTAATCGTTTAGGCGTTGGTGTTTTTGTTGTATAGGAGAATCCCATGCCTTTTAAATATCAGGCACCCCAAGGTTATAAACCAACAAAGGTTGTTATTGCTGGTCAAAACCTAGATATCAATAACGGCGTTTTAGAATCTGAGGATGACATTATCCATATTTTAAAACCCTTAGGTTTTGAGCGTTACGTTGAAGTTGTTGAGCCAAAGAAATCGACAGCCGCTGCTAAAGAGTAAATAAGTTATGAGCGATTTTCGTGTTGATAAGCAGGTCAACTTTGATGAGATGAATAATCGCGTTAGGTTTGAAATAAGACGCACGATTAACGCTCTTACTTTGCGCTTACAGCGGATTGTTCAGGAAGATATGTTGAGTGGCCAACGGCTGAACGTACAGTCTGGCCGCTTGCGTGGATCCGTTTCATCTAAAGTGGATGAGGATAAAGATTCGATAGAGGGAACGGTGGGAGCAGGTGGTGCGTTGGTACCTTATGCACCTGCACATGAGTTTGGTTTAAATGGTTCTTTGGGGGTTAAAGCCCATTTAAGAACTATTAAGCAGGCTTTTGGCCGACCTATATCACCGGTTCAAGTCAATATTAAGGCTCACTCACGGAATGTTCGTTTTAAAGAATTACGCTTCATGCGTGATTCACTGGATATTGTGGCCAAGATTGTGCCGAAAAATATTGATGCAGCAATTGAGCGAGGTTTAGCAGGTGAATAGCGAAGCAATCTATCAAGCGTTGTTTGATCGGTTAAGTACAAACGTTCAAGGATTGGTTACGGTAAGTCGCCGTTTACGTCACTTTAACCATGTAACACCAGAGCAACGCCCAGCCATGTTTATTACACAAGGCAACCAGCAAGAAGTACCGGTACATGGTTTAGATTCAAAAGTTGAACTAGCCGCTGAGGTCTATCTCTATATCCATGAGGCCGATAGAGATAAACCGCCATCATCACAGATGAATGTTTTTATCGATCGTGTACGTGCAGCTATTCAGCCAGACCATCCAGATTTTAATGAATATCAAACCTTAGGTGGTTTGGTAGAGCACTGCTGGATCGAGGGCACAGTAGAAGTATATGAAGCAGTAGAAAACATGTTGGATGATCAGGCGATTGCCATTATTCCTATCCGGATCCTCACAACTAATTAACAAAACATTCATTTAATGACCGCCTCTATGGCGGTTTTGTCATTTTAGAGAGGTCAAAATAAATGGCTCAATATTTATTTGGTGCCGGCAAGATCTTTGCTACACCGATTCAAGACGTTTACGGGCAACCGATTAGCAATCCTACACCTGTAGAGGTTGGGGTATTACAGTCGGTTGGTGTCGATATTAGTTTCGATTTAAAAGAACTCTATGGCCGTGGACAGTTCGCCGTGGACGCTGCACGTGGTAAAGGCTCAATTAAAGGCAAAGCATCATTCGGGCGAATTAACGGAACCCTGTTAAATTCTATTTTCTTCGGTGGTGTTGTTGCCGAAGGTGGAATAGAGACAGTATCCCAAACCATTAATGGTGAAATCGTTCCAGCAGGTGGGTTAGTTACACCTGTAGTTCCTAATAGTGGAACCTTTGTAAAAGATCTAGGCGTAACCGATGGAAAAGCTATTCCACTTAAACGTGTAGCGTCAGCTCCAACAGCAGGGCAATACAGCGTTGATGCTGCAACAGGGGCATATACATTTGCAACGGCGGATGTAGGTAAAGTGGTTTTTATTAGCTTCCGATATTCCGCTACGGTCGCAGGGGGCAAGTCAATCACCGTATCTAACTTAGATATGGGCTATACACCTGAGTTTGCCCTAGATCTTCAGCGGGATTACAAGGGCAAGTTTATGCATATGAATTTCTATCGTTGTACAAGCAATAAGCTTGGCTTCAGTTCAAAACAGGATGACTACGATATTCCTGAGTTTGAATTCCAGCCTATGGCTGATGATCTTAACCGTGTTTTCAAAATCGATTTATCGGAGTAATACCAAATGCAATTTAAGCAAGTTGAAAACCCTCGTGGTAATAGTAAAGAAATTGCTGGTCAGACTTGGATTTTTGCTCCGGCTCCATTGGGTACGCTTGAGCGATTTGAAGAACAATTGAAATCAAATAATGTTCCTGTCTCAGTAATTATTGATATGGCCCATGTTTGTCTTAAGCGAAATTACCCAGATATTACCCGTGAATATGTTGCTGACGAAATTGTAGATATGGCAAACATGGAAGAAGTTTTAGCCCTAGTAACTAAGACCTCCGGTTTGGAATATACAGGTTCAGCTAAACCAGCAGGTGAATCTTCGGGGGAATAAATTGGGAGGAGCTGTACACGCATTTAGTGCTAACTATGGGTAAAGATTACGACTATGTTCGTAATGAAATGGATCTACCTAGATTAAGAGCATTAAGTGCGTATCAGCAAAGTAACCCTCCCGCACATATAGGAATACAACGTCTTTGTCGAATCTTGGAAGCTTTTATGGGCATTGAAGAAACTACGCAAGCTATCACCGTTTCAGATGATGAAGAGGACGATATGCTAGAAGTGTTAGAAAGTTTCCCGCAGGGTGGTTAAGGCCGCCCTTATAAATATTAATGTGACATTAAGTAACCAGTTTGTTAAATTGTACGGACTTTATAATAATTGGTGAAATTATGACTCAAACAAAATTTTGTTATGCCTGTGGCCAACAAATTGATGTTCGTGCAGAAATTTGCCCTAAATGTGGTGTAAGACAGCAAGATGTTAGAACCACTGGGCGAAAAAGTAAGGTGGCTGCTGGCGTTTTTGCTTTGCTTCTAGGTGGGTTTGGGGCTCATAAATTCTATTTGGGCAGAGTTGGCCAAGGTATTTTATATCTCATTTTCTGCTGGACCTTTATTCCAGCACTTATCGCGTTTATCGAAGGTATTCTCTATCTTTGTAGTTCTGATGAAGATTTCGCAAAAAAATATGGCTAATTAATTCGCCATAATTAAATTTTTAAAGCCTTGCACTCGCAAGGTTTTTTTTATTTCTCCATAGCCCCTTAAAAGGGGCTTTTTTTATGCCTGTGAGGAAGTTATGGCAAACAATAACCGTGTTGAAGTTCATGTCGGTGCCAAGACCTCTGAACTAAAAGAGGGGATGAAAGATGCAGAAAAAATAGTATCAGATTCATCAAAGAAAATTGAAAATACAAGCCAAGGAATAGATCTTAAAATCGATCTTTCGGGTGTACGTTCAGAGCTTAATAATTTTGCTAATAATATTTCTGACAAGTTTAAAAGTGTCGGCAATGACATTAAGGACTCATTAACTGGTGGATTTTCACTGATTAAAGGTGGTTTTCTTTTAGGAATTGGGGAAGAAATTGCAAGGACTGCTGCAGAAGCAATTGGAGCAATACCGGAATTAGTTTCCGCGGTTGGTAAGGCTTCTAAAGAGTTAGAAATTCAATCTCGTTTAGCAAATGCAAATACTACAGAATTTCAGGAATGGGCATTTGCAGCTCAAAAGGTAAATGTAGAGCAAGATAAACTTTCGGACATCATGAAAGATGTTAACGATAAGTTTGGTGATTTCATGCAAACGGGCGGCGGTGAAATGGCCGACTTTTTTGAAAAGATTGCCCCAAAAGTTAACGTCACTGCTAAAGAGTTTCAGGGTTTATCGGGACCGCAGATCCTTGAAAAATATTATGAGACTTTGCAAAAGGCTAATGTTTCGCAAGCTGAAATGACTTTCTATATGGAGTCCATTGCTGATGACGCGACATTACTTGCACCGCTTTTAGATAATAACGCGGAAAAATTAAAAGAATACGCAAAACAAGCTCATGACCTTGGTGTCATTATGAGCTCAGAAGCCATGGAGTCTACAAAAGAGTTTAATACTGCTTTAGGAACTATACAGTCTACATTACAAGGTGTAATGACTCGCATGGCTGCACAAGCTGCACCAGCATTAACTGATTTGGCAAATAGATTTTTGACTTTTGCCGTTGAATCAAAAGAAGGAATAGATGATTCGATTAAGTCAATAATTGGAATTCTTGAAAGCCTCTTTAGTATTGTGGGTGAAATCTTCAATACAATTGGTGAGATCTGGAAAGATTTAACTAGTGATATTGGTGACGGTTCATTATCACAAATTGGCTTTATGGATGCTGTCTCAGTAGCTTTAAGAGCTTTAGGGATAGTTGCAACTGGTCTACAAGTGGCAATTCAATCTGCATTTGCAATTATTCGTGCCGTTGTTGTGACAGTATGCCAAGCCCTTATTATTGCTTTTAATGGCCTCATGGCTGGCTTTGATATGGTGCGCAATACCATTCAATTCGGTTTAGATGTTCTTCAAGTTAAGTTTCAAACTTTTGGTAGTGTCGTTAATAATATTCTTCACTTCAATTTCTCAGGTGCGAAAGCAGCGTGGGAGGGTGGATTATCTCAATTAGGTGGGATTACTGAACGATATACGAACCAAATGAAAGGCCGTATGGCTGATCTTAAAAACTCTTGGAATAATGGAGCAACAACAGCGGCAAATTCTCTTGTCACGGCTGGGCAACGCATTCTCGATGTTACTTCTGCAGGTGGTAAAAAAATTACCAACTATGTGTATAAGGATCCTACAAAACCAATAGAAACACCTAGTGTTCCAAAGCTAGGTATTGGGGCTCCACCACCAAGTACCAATAAGGGCATTGGTACTGGTGTTAAGGATGATAAAGGCGGATCTAAATCATCAGCTAAATCTAAAGCCGAACAAGAGGCTAAAGAGCGTCAACGACAAGCTGAGCAAGCCGCTAAAGCGCTGGCTGATATTCGGTATAAATATGCATCCGAAGAAAAGAAAGTCGCTTTAGATCTACAAAAGGCATTAGATGAGATTGAAAAATCTAAGATGACTGCCGATGAAAAAGCCGCCGCAAAAGTCAAAGCCGAAAAGGATGCTTCAGACAAGATCATTGCTATCCGTTTAAAAGAGTTTGAGGAATACAAAAAAGCTCGTGAAGAACAGATCGACAATTATCAACAGCAAGCACAGCGCCTTTATGAAATCGAAGCTGCACGGATCCAAGCAGAATATGATGCCAAGAAAATTTCAAATGTTCGTAAGGTTCAATTAGAGAAACAGCTCGAAGATCAATTACGTGAAATAAAGCGGCAAGGTCTTTTAGAGCGTTTAGCACTTGAGAACGAGCAAACCGGAATTACTGGCAAGCAAGGTAATCAAAACCAAATCACAAACAACATTTCTGATTTAGAGACAGACCAGAAAGTTGCTGACACTAAATCTATGGGCTTAATCAGTGATGCGGAAATGAAAGACTTCGAGGCTAAGTTCGGTGGGTTTACTTCTCGACTTTCTAACCTTTGGGATCAGGGTATTCAGTCTTTAATGAATGGCACATTGACATGGAGCAACGCAACTAAAGCGGTATTAGCTGATATGGGTGCATTTGCATTGCAATCGGCTACTAAAGAGCTTCAAGGCTGGCTCAGAATCCAAGCGATTAAGTTAGCACGAAAGCTAGGTTTCGTTGGCGCGGAAACAGCGGCCGAAGCTTCTGGCCAAGCGGCTCAAACGGGAGCAACAATTGCAGGAGAAGCAACACGTACCAGTGTTACTGCTGCAGGTGGTTTAGCTCGATTGGGATTAAAAGCAGCTGAAGCAATCAAGGGAATCATGATGTCGGCATGGGAAGCTATGGCAGGTGCATTTAAAGCCATGGTTGCTATTCCATACATTGGTCCAATTCTGGCCGTTGGTGCCGGTGCTGCTGCCTTTGGCTTGGTTGCTGGTCTTGCTGGCAAGATCAAATCTGCTCGAGGCGGTTACGATATTCCATCCGGTGTGAATCCAGTTACCCAGCTTCATGAAGATGAAATGGTTTTACCCTCTCAACATGCAAATACCATTCGTGAAATGGGCAAAGCTATGCGAAGTGGTGCAAGTTTTGGAGCAACTGCAACAACTGAAGGCGGAGGCGCAGGACCTACCATTAATATTAGTGCAATCGATGCAAAGAGTATTCAACGATTGTTTAAAAATAATGGCCGTGCGGTCGCTAGTGGATTAAATAGTTACGCGCGTGGATTCGGTAAGAATGGTAAATAAGGGGGTGTAAGTGTCTAACGTTTTATTTCCAGAATTACCCGGTCTTGAATGGGATACCTCATTAACTCCTATGTTCAATACTAAGATCATGACTTCAATTAATGGCCGAGAGCTCCGTGCGAGCTTTCAGGCCGCACCAAAATATGAAATCTCGTTGTCTTACGCTTTCTTGCGTGAAAATAAGGGGAGAAAGGAATTGCAGCAACTACAAGGGTTTTATTTAGAACGCCGTGGAGCATTTGATTCATTTCTTTATAAGATGCCTGAGGATAATGAATTTAATTGCACGTTTGTTGGGGATGGGGCCGCAACTACATTCCAGCTTTACAAAGACTTGTATACCAGCCAATTGCCTCTAGGTAATACACAAGAGCAGATTATTGGTGAAGTTGATCCCAACATGTGGAATCAAACACCAGTTAAAACAATGTGGAATACAAACCAAGAAAAGCTTATGTGGAATAACGCATCTGCTCAGATAACGAGTGATGGTAAATATGTACTTTCACAACCGATCGATGAAGGTGTAGAGGTAACTGTATCGGGTACTTTTTACTATCGATGCCGCTTTAAAGATGACACACAGCAGTATGTCAACTTCATGCATAAACTTTGGAAAGCTGGAAAGGTCGAGCTAATCGGATCATTGGGAACTAAAATATGAGACAGGCATCACCTCAATTAATAGCCTTGCTAGATGCTGATCAGTTCATCATGGCCGATTTGTATACCATTACGACAATCCAAGGTATTGAGTATCGCTATACAAGTTATGATGTAAATTTGACGGTACAGGGGAAAGAATTTCGTGCTGATGGTCCTATCATAAGCCGAGATGGAACTAGTCTTTCTTTAGGTATTGAAGTCGATAATTTATCTATCACAATTGAGACAAATGAAAGCACGAAATTCGGTGATGTGCCTGTAGCTCAGGCTTTTCACAACGGCATATTAGACGGCGCTCGGCTTAAGTTGGAACGCATATTTATGGATATGTATACGCCAACAGATACTAGTGCCGGCACTATTGTGTTGTTTGAAGGACGGATTGTTGAGCCAGAACTTGATCGATATGTAATTAATGCCAGCGTAGTTTCTGATGTAGATAATTTAAAACTTCAAATGCCACGGAATTTATATACACCAGGTTGTTTAAATACTCTGTTTGATAGTGCATGTGGACTATTAAGTGCGGATTTTGCGGTAAATACAACAATCGGTACCAATAGCACGCCTAACCGCATACTTTGCGATTTAAGCCAGCCACAAGGTTGGTTTACTCAAGGTGTTGTGGAGTTTTTGGAAGGTGCAAATATCGGAATTAAACGAACGGTACGCTTGCATGAAGCTGGTTCGCTAATCCTAACGTTGCCGCTTTTAAAAATGCCAGAGATAGGCGAGGCGATTCGTGTTTATTCGGGGTGTGATAAACGTCTTGATACATGTACTAATCGCTTTAATAACCGTTCTCGTTTCCGAGGTGCACCGTTTGTACCGGTTCCAGAAACTTCTATTTAACAGTTCAATATTCAATCAAAGCCCTGCTATTTTCAGGGCTTTTTATTTGGGAAAAATATTATGGCAGTTCCTGATAAAAATGCTTTAATCGGGCCTACGGTTACAGAGGCGCAATTTAAAACAAATTTAGGTGCGATTGTAGATTTCATTAAACCAATTGAAGCTCAAATCCCCACCTATGCAACCACTAATTTATTGACAGTAACAAGACCTACAGTAAATCAAACATATGCTAAGGCCTTAGATACAGGCAAAGTCTGGTACTGGAATAAACCCGTAGGCTCGCCAGATGGTAACTATTGGTTAATTACAGAACTTAGTGATTTTGATCAGGCGAAAACTTTTTTCCTTGGAAATAAAGCTGACGCCGTCAATAGTTATGAGCGTTTAGATGGGTTTGCTTTATTTGGTGATGGTCATCTCGTAGCTTCCACCCCTAATTCAACATTTTTTATAGAAGTTAATAAAGGTGAACAGCTAACTGTAAAATCTGCTCTTGGTACCACAACTAGCGGCGATATTATTGATTACGCATTCCAGCTTGATACTAATCGAAATATTAAGAATGTTTTATTCTCTCAAATGTCAACTGGTTCATACGTAATGCAAAGTTATACAGTAACTGCATTAGAAAAAGGGTTTATTGCATTACGTATAAGAGCAAATGACCCTCAACTTACGTTTGAAATCTCTAAGCGTGAAAATATTTATGTCACCCCCGCATTTTTTAAATCTGAAAAAAATGTCAATTCAGGGGTGGTTGAATACAATTCATCATTGCCAATTTATGAAAAGCAAGATTTTAGCAATATCGGGTTCGAAATCGGCTATGTTATAAACTCTGATGGAACTAGGTCAAACACTTCAGATTCAACTTGGCATAACTATTATGTTGATGTGAAAAAAGGCGATGTTATAAATTTGTTTTGTACAACAGGTGACAGTACCACTAATTTAACAATGTCCTTTATAGCTCAGCTTGATGAAGATAAAGCTTTTATAAAGAACCTTAAAACCTTTAAGACTACAGGTTTCCCTTATAATATTGCTAGTGGTACTGTAGTTGCTGAACAAGACGGATACATTTACATCAGAGCTAGAGTTGGAATAGCGCCTAAGATCACCAGAACAAGAGCTAATTTTTTACAACATTCAGATTTCGACATGTTGTATGACAGTAAAGCTTCAACGACTGAAAACTTAACCAATTATCCGTACTTTGATACTGATTATATTTACGATATTGGTGGTGAAAAAATCTTAGTTAATGAGGCTTCAGGTTGGAGAAGTTACTTTTTTGACTGTAACAAAGGAGATATTTTTACTTACAACGGTAGAGTTGGTTCTGGTACTGCTGGGCAGCAGATGCTCTATATTGCGCAGTTTGATATAGACAAAAATTATATTTCGCCTTTAGCCATATACACATCAACCGGTAATAATGCTGCAAAAGCTGAGTTGACAGGTATAGCAACACAAAGTGGTTTGGTATATATCCGTGCACGGGTTATGACTACCGACAACCCGTCTTATTCAATTATTAAAAAATCTGAAAACTATGCTTCAAACGAGGCTGTTTCTCAGGCACAAACTGATGTTCTTGCCATAGAGTTAAAGGTTGAGCAGACGTTAGGAATTATAAATGATACTGTTCAGCAAAAAGTTAATGAGGCATTAGATAGCAACATTGATCAAAAGATTACCGATATTGCTACAGAGAAAGTTACTGAAATTGCAGCAAGTACAATTGAGTCTAATGTTGCTGAAGCGATTGCAAACAGTGAAGTATCAAGTATTACTTTCATTGATTCTGAAATTGAGAAGTTGCCGATTAAATCGTCATCAGACCACGGGTATAACTTTGCGCCATTTACTCAGAACAACGTTGTGAGTTTTGGTGACTACCAATATGTAATATTAGTTGATGAAAATCGAAACCCGATTGTATTACAACGCTATAAACTCGGCAGTTGGTCTTCTTATAATCTGGCAAATGTAGCAAATAACCCTTTGGTGGCCCCGAACGTTCAGGACGGGCATAATAATTTTTCTATCGGTGTTACTAAAGACGGTTATATCTTAGTTTCTGGTAATCATCACAACAACACTTGTCGTTGTGTAATTAGCCAGAATCCGAATGATATTCAAAGTTGGTCAAAAATCTCTTTCTCCTCATATACAGCAATTACTTATCCAAGATTCTTGCGCTACCCAGATGGGACAACTCAAGCGTTTTGGCGTGAGGGAAGTTCAGGTGACGGTTCTTACTTTACAGCCACTTTTGATGATGTAAATAAAGTCTTTAATGCAAAGACTAAATTGATCGATCAAGCGAGTTCAGTTGTATCTAGCCCTTATGAGCAATCAATTGGTGTTGCTGATGACGGCTCTCTGCATCTGTGTTGGGGATACCGAGCACAATCATCTTCAGCAAATACCAACTTCGGAATGTTCTACGCCAAATCTACGGATAAAGGGCTAACTTGGACAAGTGCGAGTGGTGCTAATTCTTATGCATTGCCGTTGAATGATATGAACTCAGAGAGAATTTATACTGCAAACCAAGGCTCTGGCTATGTGAACCAAAACGGGGGATGTTGTGATTTAAACTCTCGATATCACACTGTTATCACTCAGTATGATGTAAATGACAAAACTCAACTCTGCCACATTTGGTTCGATGGTTCGATCTGGCGAAATGAGTTAGTCAGTGACTTTACATTTAAATATGACTTATCTGGTCCTGTGACGACAAATGAGCTTTCTCGCCCATTAATTTGTGTGTCACAAACTGGCAAGATATTTATTGTGTATAGAACTTCAAACATGGGGCGCGCCAATCATATCCGCTGTATAGATGTGACTATGCCAAATTCACCGAGGGATTTTTGTCTTGCAAAATTCAATATGAAAAAGTTAGAGATAGCTTTAAATACTGAATATGCAATCAAAAATAATGAAGTTGTCATGTTGTTATCAAGAGGAGGGGATGGTGTGACAAATGAACTTTGGAAAAATCAGAGTACATATTTGCTTACAGCACCGTTGCCAATCTAAATTATGAAAAATATTGAAGCAGTTAAAGAAGCTCTTACATGGCTTGGTACCCCTTACCATCATCAAGGGCGAGTTAAAGGTGTGGGGGTGGACTGTGGTACTTTGATCTGTGAAGTCTATGAAAAAGTTGGGCTCATGGACCATTTAGATCCGCGGCCATATCCACCTGACTGGCACTTACACCAGATGGGGCAACGTTATTTAGAACTCATTTTAGGTGTATGTGATCCGGTTGAAGGTCCGCCACAACCGGGTGACATCGTTTTATATCATTTTGGCAAATGCATCAGCCATGGTGCAATTGTCATTGAGTGGCCACAAGTCATTCACAGTTATATCCATCAGGGAGTCATTATTCAGGATGGAACAAAAGGAAGTTTAGCCCGGCGAATTGCCGGGTTTTTTCGTATGAAGAGGCTTAAATAAATGGGTGGATTATTTGGTAGTACTACAATTAGTACAACGGATACCCGTATTAACTCTATGCGGATCCAGCAGTCAGCTTATGGGCTTTGCCAGCCATTGGTTTATGGCAAAACCCGTGTTGCGGCTAATATGTTTTGGTATGGAGATTTTACAGCTACACCTCATACAACAGTTCAAAAGTCTGGTGGTAAGGGTGGGGGTACTAAAACCAGTAATACCACCTTTAGTTATAGCGCCTCTCTCATGCTCGGTTTATGTGAAAACCAGATTAAAAAGATTGGCCTGATTTGGGTAGACAAAGAGCAATATGTACCTAAACAAGAAGGATCTATTACTTTAGATCCCATCGACCAGTTAAAATTTGAATTATTCGATGGAAATAATAATCCGCCGTGGGGATGGCTAGTATCAAAGCATCCAGAACAGGCAATTAATTATCCGTATTTGGGATATGTAGCTGTAGCTAATTATGAGATGGGCAATAGCGCCAGTCTTTCAAATCATAATTTTGAAGTGATCAGTACTATCACGCTATCTGACACAATTGATGATGCTAATCCGGCAGATGTTATTGAAGATTTCATCACTCATCCACGTCATGGTGCAGCCCCAAATCTTAACATTGCAGATCTGGAAGAGTTTAGAACCTATTGTCGAGCAGCTAATCTTTTAATTAGTCCTGCATTCACAGAACAACGACCAGCTTATGAAACTATCAATGAGATTGTTGAGGCGGTTAACTGTGCTGTGGTACCAAGCCCAGATGGCTTAAAGATCCGTTCTTTTGGGGACTCTGCAATAACGGGTAACGGCGTTACCTTTACACCTGATCTCACACCGGTTTACCACTTAACTGATGATGACTTTATTGGCGATGATGAGCCAGTACGTGTGCGCCGTAGCCGTGATACAGATGCCTATAATCATGTGCAGATTGAATATATTAATCGCTATAACCAGTACAACACTGAAACTACAGAAGCCAAGGACCAAGCAAATATTGAAATGTTTGGCTTGCGTACCGAGGATCCTGTGGAATGTCATTATTTTTGTGAACCAAAAATAGCCCGCCATGCTGCACAACTTCGCTTACAACGACTGCTATATGTTCGCAATGAGTATGAATTTGATTTGGGATGGAAGTACTGCCGACTAGAGCCAATGGATATTCTTACGTTAACTGAATCGGGATTAGGGCTTGATAAATTCCCGGTACGTATTACACGTATAGAGGAAGATGAAAGCGGCATGTTAACCGTTACTGCAGAAGAATTATCTATCGGTTCAAGATCTGCCATTGAGTATGACTCTCAAGCATCAAATGGTTATCAAGGCGGAAATGAAGAACCGGGCAATGTGAATGCACCATCTATATTTGAGCCACCGCTGGATCTTACAGACGGCAAGAATCAAGTATGGGTTGCTATTTCTGGTGGGGCTAATTGGGGCGGCTGTAATGTTTGGGCAAGCCTTGATAATACGACATATGAAATGATTGGCACAATTTATGGATCTGCACGTTATGGGCAGCTTGTCACCGCCATTGATGCAGATGATACGACATTACAAGTTGAGCTAAATACAGCAAGCCAGATCTTCAGCGGAACATTAGAAGATGCTCAAGCTGACCAAACACTTTGTAAAGTGGGGGATGAGTATTTTAATTATCAGGTAGCCACCTTAAACGGATCTGGTCTTTATACCTTAAGTGATGTATTACGTGGACGTTTTGATGATGCACAAAGCCACAACACTGGTGAGCCTTTTGTACGCCTTGATCGGGCTATCTTTGAATATCAATACAATGAAAATCTGGTCGGCAAACAGATTTTTCTAAAGTTCACTAGCTTTAATGGGCTGGAACGTAAAGAACAAACATTAGATGAGGTTACAGCATACAGCTATACCTTGTCAGGTGGACGGCCTGCTGGTGTGAAAGGCCTGTCACTTCAATCACCGTTTGTAGGCACTACATTTAAAGTGCAGTGGCAAAGTTCAACTGGTGCAGCAGGCTATCGTGTGCAAGTCTGGTCGAATGGGGCAATGATTCGGCAAGTTGATACAACCAATACGGATTACAGCTATTCGATAGAAGAAGCTAAGACTGATGGTATCGGCCGAGCTTATACAATCCGTGTGGCAAGTAAGAACGGCGACCAGATCAGCACCTATGCTGAATTAAGTATTAGTAATCCGGTACCACCAGTACTTCTAAATGTTTATACAGCGGCTACGGTAGATTCTATTACAGTAAATTGGGTGCCGAGCGAAGTACCAGACCTGAAAGATTATGCAGTATGGCTCAGCACGACTTCTAATTTTGATCCTACACAAATGTCACCTACATGGACCGGCACAGATTTAACAACTACTTTTAGAGGGTTACAACCAACAACCCCATATTACATTCGTGTAGCTGTACGGGATGTATGGGAAAACACAGTCTGGAACTATACAAATCAGATTACTCAAAGTACTTCTGAAGCTTAATTTAAATTAATTCATAGCACCCAAACGGGTGCTTTTTTTTGCCTACTTCTGGAGTAAAAGGCATGGAACCAGTTTCTACGAGCGGTTTAACAGCACTATTAAAATTTTATGGGGCTGCAATTATGGTGGCCTTGGCAGTGGGGCTCGTTGCAGCAGTGGTATTAATGACGCGTATGCCTCGTTCGCCGCAAGAATGGGCTGTAGGGCTAATCTGTACAGTCGTTTCAAGTTTAGCCGGTGGCTCGTTCATTATTGTGAAATGGGGGCTTCATGAATGGGTTTCTGATATTTGGGGAATGATGGCCCTTGGTGGATTCTTTTTTATTAGTGGCATTCCCGGCTGGGCTTTGGTCCGGTGGACATTTAATTTCATTGATAAGCAGGAAGGCAAGACGATTGTCGAAGTACTTAAAGATGTTAAGAAAGCCAAAAGAGATATCGAAAACAGTTAATGCCGCCTTCGGGCGGTTTTTTATTATCTAAGGAAACTGAAATGAATATTGAACAATATCTTGATGAGTTGATTAAGCGCGAAGGCGGGTATGTAAATAATCCTGCGGATCGAGGAGGGGCAACCAAGTACGGCATTACTGAAATAGTAGCACGTACAAACGGCTTTAAGGGCAACATGAAAGATTTACCGCTTGATGTGGCCAAAGCTATTTATAAAAAGCAGTACTGGACAGCTCCGCGATTCGATCAAGTAAATACAATCAGCTCGGCAGTGGCTGAAGAGCTTTTAGATACTGGTGTGAACTGCGGTACCGGATTTGCAAAACCTCTTTTACAACGAGCTTTGAACTTACTAAACAACCAAGGTAAAGCTGGATATACAGATTTAGAGGTTGATGGTGTTTATGGTTCTAATACTTTAGGAGCTCTTAAAACCTATCTGACAAAACGGGGGAAAGAAGGTGAAAAGGTTTTAGTCCGCGTCCTTAATATTATGCAAGGTCAGCGATATATTGAGATTTGTGAAAGAAATAAAAGCCAAGAACAGTTTTTCTATGGCTGGATCAGTAATCGAGTTGTACTCTAAAATTTTTTAATTTTGATGAGTATTTTGTTAACAAAATACTCATTCCTTTTAGACAATAAATAATGAAAGAGTAAGACCAGCAATTTAAAGGGTATACCTCAAATTATTGAATGAAATTTATTTGCTTTAAGTAAGCATTTGCAATTATTTGCGATAGAGTGGTGATTGGAATGCTATCAAGATCTCTTATATTATCAAAACCAAACTTTCTAATCATTTGTGAAAGTTTTGGAAATGTTGAGCAGAATATATCATTTTCTTGCATAATTATATCATTACTATAGTCAGATATGGGCTTACCTGTTCTTTCAGCCAAAAGTTTATTTAATGGTTTTGTATATGACTTTACCCCATTAGTTGTAGCTAGTCCTTTGTATCCTAATTGAAACTCGTCAATTTTATAAATGTCTTCTCCGATTATTTCAGAAATCTTATTTTCATAGTAATTAAAATGAACAGAAGAATCTGGATGTATTGTTTTAATGCCGTTTTCGGTTTTAACACTCCCTACATGTCTTAGGCAATGCATAAATACTATAAACAATAGTTGATTTTTTGTTATTTTAGTCATGACTTCAATAGCATCATTTAATAATAGATTTTTTTCATCTTCATTATTTTTAATTTTTTCAGCTAATAACTCGCATAATATTTCTTGATACGATTTTTCTGTCATCCTTGCCACATGTATTAAAGAGGTTGTAATAGCTGCCTGTACATCTGGGTCTTTTAATTTTTCTTGAGTGATTTCTGAATTTTCGCTTTGCAATCTTTCGAAAAATTTCCCTCCAAACTCTTCTACATATTGCATTGAAATTTGTCTAGCTTCCTCCCTCAAAATGGGGAAATTGGCCTCAATTAGATCTACACAAATCTCTTTTACATCTTTATAAGAAAGACCAATATTTAGATCACGGCCAGCTTGAATTGCTATAGAGTTTTCTGAAACTTCTTGAGATTGTGTATCACCCAACAATTTACTCATCTTTATCCGCCTTGTTAAAAGTTATATTTAAGTCTTGGCCCGCTTGCATACCAAAACTTTTCCCTTTTAATTTTTGGCTTTGCATCGGCTTATCTTTCTTAGAGTTTTGTCTATAGTTAATAAACGCTGTTAAAAACGCAATAAAACCAGTTACGGCAATCGCTAATGAAGGCATTTTAAAGTCATAAAATGCATAGCCAACACCACAACAGAACCAAATAAAAGTAATAGTTACCAATAACAACCTCATTTATTGCCTCTTTATTTTTTAGAAATGATTAGAGAATAAAAATACAAGTTAATTAATATTTATTCAATAAATTTAAGGTTTTATGGATAACTTTTTATTCTTGTGAAATATATTTCCCCCCAGATTCACTCTACTTCTAATAATTTCTATGAAGCACATTACTGATGCTCACTTTTTTATCTTTTGTGAGTTACAAGCATGATGCACAGCTCATATGATCAACAGTAATGTGAATATTGGTATTTGTGTGAAAGCCCTCTGAGGAAGGCTTTTTATTAAATTTGAGTAAATGAGAATAAATATTTTTAGATTAATATATTGAAATATTTAATTTTCAGTTCTATATCTATACTTTTGAAATTATTAATTTATAGAGGTTAAGATGATTAAAATAAGTAATACTGAAGCTAATGATTGTGGCAGAGTACTTGATGCTCCCAAAGATGCAAATATTGAAATTTCAGAAACCAAGGCGACCAGAGTAGGGACTGTATTTTACATTAGAGATAATGAAGAAAAGTTAAAGCAGAAAATCTTAGAATGTGTTGTTGATGGAACGCCCTCTGAAGTAATAGAGAAATTTATTCAATCTATTAAAGAACTAGATAATTTAAAGGCAGATTCTGTTGAATTAGTTACCTATAGAACTGGATTAGCAACATTTGTGAAACAAATAGTTGGTGTTGTAGGTTTTGTTGCATCAATAGTCGGAATCATTTCACCCTTTCTCCCGCAAGGCTAAATATTCACAAATAAATTCTTTAGACCCGATTAAACCTTTAAGTTTTTTTATCTTTTTAAGTTGTTCAAAATCTTTATTCATTTTTGATTGAATTTCTAAATTATGAAGATTTTGAATAACTTCATTTATATCTAGATTTAATTCATTATTTGATGTTAATTTTTTGTTTTGTTTATCTGTTTTTTTTCTTACTTTTTTGACCTCGTAACATGTTTGTACATTTTCAAAATAAGCATTTTCAACAATTAGCTCACAATCTTCAGTTGCACATATAGCTGTTTTAAAGTTATGAAAACGAATATTAGTTATTCTTATCATTTTTTACTCACCTTGTAATTTAGAGATAGCTTATATGAAAAATAAAATAATTTTAAATATTATCTTTTTATTTCTATCAATTCATCCCACCGAAATGGATTCCTACTCAATTTATCCCTACTCATCGACCAAGTTCGACCAGGTATATAGCAAGGACCAACCCCGAGCTTTTTCTTTCCAAATTTTGTGTGCACGTTATCAAGCGCCTTCATTAATTGTTCTTTCTTTTCTATTGCTTCAAAATCTGTGAGCAGGTCATAGGTATGGCCGACCTTAGGTTCTAAACCAGTTAATATGACACCGCATTTTTTGTACTTGATACCTTCTTTATAAATATCTGACACCATACTTACAGCTGCTCTTACGAAATCTGTTGTGCAATCTGTGGGTTCAGAAAATGCACCTGTAATAGACTTATTATAAAATGGCGCACTATCGTCAAATGGGCTTGATTGGACAAATACAAGTAGACAACCACATAGTGACTTTTCTTCACGCAACCGTTTACATGCTTCTTGTGCATGCATTGCTATAGCTTCTTTCAAATCATCTATCTCAGTTACTTTTGCCCCAAAAGAACAAGATTTAATGATTTGTTTTTTTGATGGTGGGGTATCTTCAATTTCAATGCATGAGATGCCTTGCAATTCATTAATCGTTCTAGCCATTACAATAGAAAATTGTCGTTGCATTTCACGTGCTTCAGTACAAGCTAGATCCAATACTGATTTGACTCCCATTGAATGCAACTTCTTTGCATGCTTACGACCAACACCCCAAACTTCTGAAACGTCGATATTCCCAAAGTAATATTCTTTGTTGCAGGGATCCATATTGACGAGATCGCAAACACCATTAAAGCCTTGATTTTTCTTAGCTATATGGTTAGATATCTTTGCCTCCGTCTTGCTGCGACCAATTCCTACGCACACGGGCAAACCAATCCATTTCCATATTTGTTGACGCATTTGCTGACCAACTTTTTCTAAATCAAAGTTCTTCTCATAAGCTGTGAAATCAACAAAGCATTCATCAATAGAATAAGGTTCAACTTCTTCTTCAGTAACGTATGAAGAAAGGATCTTATGAAAGCGCCGTGACATTTCGGCATACATTACATAGTTGCTTGATAGCACTACTACGTTATGTTTTTGGACTATGTCTTTAATTTGGAATAACGGCACACCCATTTTTATATTTAGGGCTTTGGATTCGTTGCTGCGCGCCACGGCGCACCCGTCATTATTTGATAATACGATGACGGGTTTGTTATTTAAGCTTGGGTCAAAGACTCTCTCACATGAGACGTACATGTTATTTACATCGATGAGAAAAAATACTTTGTTCTCATGTTTCATGAGTTTCTAATCATTTTAATGATGCAGGTAACAACGCCCCAGATAATTAATTCTTGGCCATCCATTAAATAAATATTTTTATACTCAGGGTTTTCAGCTTTGAGCCATTGGCCTTTTTCATCGATCATTAGGCGCTTAACAGTGAAATCATTATCGATTAGTGCTACAACAATATCGCCGTGTTTTGCATCGAGACTGCGATCGACAATTAGTTCGTCATCAATATCAATGCCTGCATTTAACATAGAAAGCGAAGCAACTTTGACAATAAACGTAGCAGTTTCATTTTTTATTAAGTGCTCGTTCATATCGAGAGCTTTGTCGATGTAATCTTGGGCAGGGGATGGAAAGCCAGCGTTGATCTTCTCTAAAGCATAAGGCACAAGCATGTGTGTTGTTGGAATAACTTGCTTGATAGATAAGGCCTCAGATAAAACAATACCTTGAGTGAGGTACGGTTTTATCTGGATGATGGATGGTGCAATTTCGCTCATAGAATATCCCCCAACTTGAATTTGTAACATATTCAAGATGATATGCTAGAGCTTAGTTAAATTTCAAATTTAAAAAGTTGTGGATAAATAATGACTAGTCATTACTTGTCGCGCTAGTTGGTGCATTTGGTCGGAAAATCAACGGCGCTAATTTGTACTTTTTTGGGGTTTAGGGAAGTAGTCAGTAGTAAATTCACCGATCGGCATTTCAAAGAAAAATTGGTTTGCTTCTTCTTTTTTGCAATTTAACCAATCTTCTCTGTATTCATCTGGAATAACAATGATCGACCGTTTCTCATCTTCCGGTTTATGGAACTGACTCATGAAGGGGTGATTATCAGCATTAATTGTGAGCATAGACATAGATCTAACTTGTTGACCATCAATCATAGTTGAATCATAAATTGCAGCTACTGTAAAAGGCATGCCATCTTCGCGGTATATTCCCCAGCGTTCAGCTTTGCCATTCACATATTTTGGTTCATAGATCTTTTCTACAGGTATTAAAGCAAACTGGCTTTTAGCCCATGCATGTCGGAAGCTCGGCTTTTTATCTACCGTTTCAGTTCTAGCGTTATACGTATACTTTGAGAATTTTAGATCATGGTTCCAAGGTGGAATCATGCCAAACTTAACTTGCCGCCATTCGATATGGCCATCTTTGGAAAATATAAGAGGGCAGTCGTAACCCGGGTAAATATCCGCTTTATAATCGAAAGTAGGCTCGAAGAGATCTAGTAGGTGTACCCGGTCTTTTGATATAGGTTCATAGTTTGCACACATAAGAATCTCCATATTCAGCATATCAATACTATGACATACATTTTAAGAGTAATTTACTTTATGATCCGATTACCTATTAGGATAGCCTCATCAAATACACTTAGACATTCCTTATAAGCTTCTCTTGAAGGTTGTTTATTTAATATTCCATCTGGTTTTACATCTTGAGCTAAACTCATTAAAAGCGAGTAAAATCTAACAACATCTCTCACTTTTTTCGGACTAATGAAAGAAATTTTATCTAAGTTATTGAAATAAATTGGTAAATAATCTTCTTGAATTTGAATTTCTAGTGTATGAATTTTATTTTCAGATAAATTTTCACTTAATTCAAAAAAGACTAGCCCTTCCTCTAAACCTTTTCTATATTTTCGTTTTTCAATAATATTTAAAGTTGCCTCTACTTCAGCAATAATTGACAATTCAAAAGATTTTGCCTGATATCTCCGATCATTCCATTTAAAAAATAATTGGACTAAAAAGCCAATAAATGCAGAAAAAAATGCAACTAAAATGGCGCTATTTATACTTATATTCATCAAGAGTAAATTCCACTCAAAACTATAAAATTATTATTTAAACCTAACGACCAACCTGATTCTTTAAAGAATGGCTCACCATATTTAATTGTGTGCTCGATATAGAAGTAAACCCAATCTTTCATTTGCTAATTCTCAATTTTTTAGTAAGTAATTTAATATTTAGGATCATCGTAACCAGCCCAACTATTCACAGTATCTGCTTATAATAATATTGTTATGCTCAACCCATTTTTCTCTCATATTCCTTATTGATTTTTGTTCAAAGTAAATTCTGTCTTTGATCAAAGCTTTTGAAATGTTAGATAAAACAACATTTTCAATCATATTCATAGCTTTGCGAAGATCATCAAAAGTCACTTGGACATATCCATCGGTTACATCACTATCATCATCACCAACTGTGTGATTAATGAGTTTTTTAATTGTGTAACTTCCGATCGCTAGACTATTTGCGATTGTTCCGAAGGTTCTTCGCAAGTCATGAAATGTAAATTCAATGCCTGTTGCTTCAGTTATCGTATAGCGAGCTTCACGCTTATCAACGATATGTGAATCAAGCGTATCACCAGCGAAAACATATTTATTATTGCCAGCAAGTTTTTTTCGTTCAGCTAAGATATACCAAAGCATCTCTCCCATCGGTAGGAGAAGGTCTTCATGATTTTTAGGATCCTGAATTTTTATAGTTCCATATTTTAAGTCAACATTTGTCCATTCTAGTGTTTCACCTTCTTCTCTTCGGAAGCCGGTTAGGATCAAAAGGAGTAAGAAGTCCTGATTTGTGTATGCACGATGATTTAAATTTTGGTTGCCTGCCCACCAAGTTGTACACACAGCAAGTGACCAGTCATGTATCTGGTCTGCTCGAATATACCCCTTACGGCGTTTAATCTTGTTCCATTTCTTCTCTTTATAAATAACCCCAACAGGGCTTTTTTCTGTGATAATTTTTTCATCATTATCGTTATATAGAATTGAGGCATGGAAGTTGTAGACCGCTGATAAAAACTTCATTGCAAGATTTGCCTGCGCTAAACTTCGCTCAGATAAATCCATATGCTTGTTTAAAGTCATTCTCTGAGAAATTTCAGTAATTTTGATGTTTTTCCAATCTTTAAAATAATCATTGGCACATCGGTCATAAGCATCAATCGTATTAGCACTTAGCTTTTTTTTACTTTTGTAGACTTCATAAGCTTGTTCAAGTGTTGGGATTAATTCGTTTGCTTCTTTTTCGGATTTAAAATCATTCTTTAATTGTCTTTTTTGAGCAACAGGATCAATGCCTTGGTGCATCATTAATAATATTTTTTTAGCTTCTGTACGTGCTTGCTCAAGAGTATAAACACCATGTTTACCAATGGACTTCCTTTTGTTTCGGCCATCGGGCATTCTCGTTTCAACAAAATAGGTTTTCGACTTTGTTGCAATTAAACCAAAACCAATAGTAACTGAGTCACGATAAAATTTACTTCCCGTTTCTTCGAGCGGGATGCTGTCGATAAATGTTTTTGTAAGTTTATATCTTTGGGTCAT